GTCCGGCCAAGCTGCTGCTGCTGCGGCAATCCTAAAGAAGTACGACTTTCAAGCTATTGCTGATGCACAGCAGGCACGGAACTTAATCACAAACAAGCTGATTGAGTTGGCTGACTGCGGAGACCTAAAGATTGAGATCAAGGCTCTTGAGCTACTCGGCAAGCATTCGGATATTGGAATCTTTACGGAACGCAGTGAGATTACTGTGCACCACACAACATCCCAGTCTCTTGAGAATTCAATCAAGGAACGGATCAAACGCTTGCTGCACAGCGACATAGTAGACATTACCCCCCTCGACGATTTGGATGCTCAATTAGGTACGCCCAACACCGCAACGCACCACACTGGCCACCAAACAGATCTGGATACTGAAGAACCCATAGACTCGGACACCCGCGGAGATGTACTTGACCATGAGTGACGACCACATCTCATTGAAAGACTTGGAAGGGCTTGTTGATACCGGCAAGCTCTCGGATACTGACCTGCGTGTACTAGAGAAACAGCTAATCCATCTGGAAAAGCTAAAACAACGTGAGTTATCTCAGGAAAAGTTCATTCAGTTTACAGCCCGGGTGTGGCCAACCTTTATTTCGGGTAAGCACCACAAGCGAATGGCCGAAGCTTTTGAAAGGGTCGCCCGTGGAGAATGCAAGCGTCTCATTATTAATATGCCTCCTCGCCACACTAAGTCAGAGTTTGCCTCTTACTTACTACCTGCTTGGTTTTTGGGCAAGTTTCCACACAAAAAAGTCATTCAAAGCTCAAATACAGGCGAATTAGCGGTCGGTTTTGGCCGAAAAGTGCGAAATTTGGTGGATTCTGAGGTCTACAGCGAGATTTTCCCTGATTTGCACCTGCAAGCTGACTCGAAAGCCGCCGGAAGGTGGAATACCAGCAAAGGTGGTGACTATTTTGCGATTGGTGTGGGTGGTACGGTGACCGGTAAGGGTGCTGACCTGCTGATTATTGACGATCCACACTCAGAACAAGAGGCTGCGCAGGCCGCAAGCAACCCAGACATCTACGATAAGGTGTTTGAGTGGTACACATCTGGCCCTAGGCAGCGTTTGCAGCCGGGCGGGTCGATTGTTATTGTGATGACACGCTGGGCACAGCGAGATTTGACCGGCCAAGTGCTTAAAAATGCTGCACTGCGGGGTGAAAACGACTGGGAAGTGATTGAATTTCCGGCTATTTTGCCCTCTGGAAACCCACTTTGGCCTGAGTTTTGGAGCAAAGAAGAGCTTGAAGCACTGCACGAAGAACTGCCAAATGCAAAGTGGCAAGCCCAGTATCAGCAGAACCCAGTAGGAAACGAGTCAGCGATTATTAAGCGCGACTGGTGGAAGATCTGGCCGCACGAGCACGCTCCTAAATGTGACTATATTTTGCAGACATGGGACACGGCGTTTGAGAAAACACAGCGGGCTGACTATTCAGCAGGCACAACTTGGGGCGTCTTCAACTGCGAAGAGGATGACATGCGCCCTAACATCATATTGCTCAACACCTACCGCAAGCGTGTGGAGTGGGTGGACTTGAAAAAAGATGTATTAAGAGAGTACAACGAGTGGGAGCCAGACGGCATGCTCATTGAGAAGAAGGCCACGGGTGGCCCACTGATTTATGAACTGAGAGCCATGGGCATACCTGTGCAGGAATTTACGCCGGGAAAAGGGCAAGACAAAATTGCCCGCTTGAACGCAGTATCGGACATAATCGCGTCTGGGAAAGTGTGGGTTCCCGATACTCGTTGGGCTGAAGAATTGGTTGATGAGATTGGGGCGTTCCCGTCAGGCGAGCATGATGACTTGGTTGACGCGACAACACTTGCTTTAATGCGTTTTAGGCAAGGTGGATTCCTCCGACTTCCTAGTGATGAACTAGACGAAGTTAGATTGTTTAAATCGGGCAGACGCGCAGCGTACTACTAAGGATTAATAATGGCTACAAGTTCAATGGAAAAAAGTTTATATGCAGCACCTCTTGGTATAGAAGAAGAGATGGGTGGAATGGCTGATATTGAAATTGAGATTGAGAACCCCGAGGGTGTTCGCATTGGCATGGACGGCCTAGAGATAGAAATTGAGCCCGGTGAAGATAACGAAGGCGAAGAGTTTGACTCTAACCTTGCTGAGTTTATGGATGAGGGCGAGCTGCAAAAGATTGCCGAAGACATCATGGGTGATGTTGATAGCGACATTGCTTCCCGCAAAGACTGGGTTGAGATGTTCGTCAAAGGACTAGATGTTTTGGGGATGAAGTATGAAGAGCGTACTGAACCGTGGCTCGGTGCTTGCGGTGTTTACTCAACGGTACTCACAGAAGCTGCTGTACGGTTCCAGAGTGAGACTATCATTGAAACGTTCCCTGCTCAAGGCCCGGTCAAAACCGAGATCATCGGCGCAATTGATAAACTTAAAGAACAGGCGGCGGAGCGTGTCAGAGAAGACATGAATTATCAACTGACAGAAGTAATGTCAGAGTATCGCCCAGAGCATGAGCGCATGCTGTTTAATTTGGGTTTGGCTGGATCGGCGTTCAAGAAAGTTTATTTTGATCCCAGTTTGGGACGCCAGACTTCGGTGTTTATTCCTGCTGAAGACATCATCATTCCTTACGGCTCCTCTGGTGCTCGTACAGCAGAGCGCGTGTCTCACATCATGCGCAAGACAAAGAACGACATTAAGAAGTTGCAAGTCGCGGGCTTCTACAAAGATGTTGAGTTGGGTGAACCTGCGCAGGTACACACAGACGTAGAGAAGAAAAAAGCAGATGAGCAAGGCTACTCGCTCACAGATGATGACCGCTATCAAATCTACGAAATCCAAATTGATTACAACTTACCCGGCTACGAAGATGAAGATGAGATTGCGCTTCCATATATTATTTCTATTGACAAAGGTACGAATAAAATTCTTTCTATTTACCGTAACTGGGAAGAGGAAGACACTCTCAAGATTAAGCGCCAGCATTTTGTCCAGTACGACTACATACCCGGCTTTGGTGCTTATGGCTTTGGCTTCATACACCTTATTGGTGGCTATGCCCGGGCCGGTACATCTCTTATTAGGCAACTCATTGATGCTGGCACACTAAGCAATTTGCCCGGTGGTTTGAAGACACGCGGTCTGCGAATCAAAGACGACGATACCCCAATCTCTCCCGGTGAGTTCCGTGATATGGATGTGCCTTCTGGTTCAATCCGTGACAACATCATGGCTCTGCCATACAAAGAACCATCACAGGTTCTGGCCGGACTGTTAGATAAGATTACGGAAGAAGGTCGCCGACTGGGTTCTGTTGCTGACATGAAGGTCAGTGACATGAGTGCCAATGCGCCAGTAGGTACAACGCTGGCTATTCTTGAACGCCAATTGAAGACCATGAGTGCGGTGCAGGCTCGTGTGCACTACTCGATGAAGCAAGAGTTTAAGCTCTTGAAGAACATCATCCGTGACTACGCTCCCAACGAGTATGAGTATGACCCAGCCAGCGGTGATCGCATGGCCAAGCAGTCTGACTACGATGCAGTTGATGTCATTCCAGTAAGTGATCCTAACAGCGCAACGATGGCTCAGCGCATCATGCAGTATCAAGCTGTGATGCAGTTGGCGCAGCAGGCTCCGCAGATTTATAACCTGCCTGTCTTGCACCGTCAGATGATTGAAGTGCTTGGCGTAAAGAACGCTGACAAGCTTGTGCCTACAGAGGACGACGAGAATCCGAAAGATCCTATCAGCGAGAACATGGGCTTTCTCAAAGGTGAGCCAACTCGTGCGTTCATCTATCAAGATCAAGATGCCCACATTGCGGTGCATACGACGTTCATGAAAGACCCAATGATTGCCGCGCAGATGGGTCAGAACCCCATGGCTCAGCAGATGATGGCTGCCATCCAAGCGCACATTGCAGAACACTTAGCGTTTTCATATCGTCGCAAGATTGAAGAGCAGATGGGCGTGCCGCTCCCCCCACCCGGAGAGCAGTTGCCAGAGCAGGTGGAGGTGCAGCTATCTCAATTGGTTGCGCAAGCATCCGCTCAGCTTCTTAATGCAAACATGGCTCAGCAGCAACAACAGCAAGCTCAGCAGATGGCGCAAGACCCGCTGGTGCAGATGCAGCAAGCTGAACTCCAGATCAAGACGCAGGAAGCCAAGACCAAAGAGCTCAAAGTTCGCGGCGACTTGCAACTTAAAGCAGAAGAGTTGGCGCTTAAAGCACGCGAGAGCGCAGCCAGAACGGGTGAAGATCCAAACATGGCGGCGGCTCGTATGCAGCAAGAAATCATGCAGGCGCAGGAGTTACATGCTCTAGAAGTTGCAAACCAGCAACAGCAGCAACAGATTCAGGCGCAGCAAGCCCAGCAGAAGATGGGGCAGGGCGACGAGCAGCATAAGTTGGCCATGATGCAGAAGATGATGCAAGGCCAACAACCACCCGGTAAAGGATAAATATGGACAGAAGAATCCTAGATTTGCTCTCCTCTAAGCTCGAAGAGCATCGTAAGAGTCAAGCTGAAGTTTTGTGTGATGGTAGCGCGAAATCCTACGATCACTACAAAGAACT